ATAACACCAATTGGAAAGAATCCGTATTAACGTTTACTGATGAAGGTTCAGCAAGTCAGACGTTGGGTAACAGATATATATCAAATACTACTGGTGCAGAATGGATAGAGAACTATATCTATGAATGGGATTCATCATGGATAGAGATTATACCTGATAATGGAACAACATGTTTAGTAGAAGATGAAGGTAGGTTTTATCTATTTAATGGAACTATATGGGTAAAACTAACAAGTATCATAATACATAATGATTTGAGTGGGATACAAGGGGGAAGTCTAACTGAACGTTATCATGCTCTTACCCTACATCATAATTATTTGACTGCAGGAGTTGATGCCCAAATAATACATTACCATGATTTAGAAACTACTGCACCAGTATCAAATACTGATATAGGAGTTGAAGGTCAATGGGCTAAAGATATAAACTATTATTATCATTGTGTATCTACTGATACATGGGTTAGAAGACCAGTTGAAACTGCATTTGTATCCTCACCTTAGGAACTTGATATGATAACATATACTAATATAGAGAAAATAGATCGTGCTGGTCTAAGCCGCACTACCCTTAATAATAATTTTCTATTTCTAGAAACTAAAATTGTTGAAGAAATAACGGGTCGTGATTGGAAAGAATCAATACTGACAATTAGTGATGAAGCTAGTGCTGTTGAAGTATCAGGTAATAGATATATCGCTGATTCAGATGGATCTACTTGGGTCAAAGATTATATCTATGAATGGGGTCTTCCGGTTGGTGGTAGTTCAAGTGTTTCTTTTGAATGGTTAGAAATTATCCCAAATGAAGGAACAGCATGCCTAATTGAAGATATAGATGAAGTTTATATTTATAATGGGATAACATGGGTTAGTCTCTATAACCCATTGATTCATAATGATCTTAGTGGTATAAATGGGGGAACTAATAATGAACGATATCATTTTACCAACTCAGAACTTACTGCATTAACTCAAAATGGAGATGCCCAGTCATTACATTATCATGATACAAAAGTGAGTCCACCTGTTAATAACACTTCAATAGGGGTTAAAGGGCAATGGGCAATAGATAGCAACTATTATTATACATGTATATCAACAAATGTATGGATTAGAGAAGTAGTAGAGACAACATTTCCCCCCCCCAGCCGCTAATGTTCTCAGTTTTAATAACACTGGAGTAAATGTTGGAGATACGATTGATGGGGTTACTCAATTATCAGTAGCAGCATGGATTCGACCAACTGCTTATTCAGGATCTTATAACTGGATTATAGGCAAGCATAATACTGGGAGTTCTAGTGTGAGTTATGCCCTGATTCTAAGAGATGATAATGTATGGTTCCTGACTAACCCAACATTGGCACAATATGCATATGTGGACTCATTTATATCAATACCTTTAAACCAGTGGACTCATGTAGTTGCTACTTATAATGGAAGTCAAGATCCAAAAATATACATTAATGGTGTAAGTGTGTATGTTGAACACCATGGAACAACCCCATCTAGTCTGTTAAGTTTTACTGCAGATGCTAGTATTGGATATGATATAGATGGTGATCGTTGGCCTTTTATTGGTGATATTGCAGATGTTAGAATATATAATGATGTTCTATCAGATTCTGAAATTGAATATATCAATAATGGCGGTACTAGTGGCGCAAATCCAGGAACAGCAAATCTAGTGAATCAATGGTTATTAGATGAAGGTGAAGGATTAACGGTAACAGATTCGGGTTCAGGGAGCAATGATGGAACATTGGACGGAGCAACTTGGATCGCTAGTGATAGACCACCAAGTGAATAGTAAAAACATATCAGAACGATAACATTTAATACATATTTCAATTTTTTTTCATAAACAATCTGAACAAATAATAAATTATATATTGGAGGAAGGGATAAAATGGCAAAAGAAATAATTAACATGAAAGATAACTATCATCCAGCATTACATGATAGACTTTCCACTGAAGCTAAAACACCCAGAGGTATCGTTGGTATCTATGATAAACTCCCCAATGGTGATTTGCGTTTGATTGAACGCCAAAACATGATTGTCTTCCAAGGAAGAGAATGGTTGTTACAGCGAGCATTTGGACCTGAACTTCAAGGAAATACAGAAATAGCAGACCGGTATATTAAATGGTTTGGTTTAGGTACTGGTGGCGGAGAAGCCGGAAATCCATTACAAGCAGGAGCAACAAACGCGTGGGATACTGATTTGAGTTCTACCCTTCGAATTAACTCATCAGGAACCGCGCCCAGTTATGCACCAAGAGATGTTGGTGGATCATTGATTCCTGGATTTTATAAACAATTTTCTAGCGTAGTAAGAAAAGAAGATCCTGCTAATGGATATGTTGTTGATAGTTCAACATTTTATCCTGAACTAATTGCAGAAATCAGAATTGAAATTGCTAGTGAAGATGGTAATGGTACAGATGGATCTGGTTATGCGGATTTAAATGAAGCTGGATTATTTATTGATAACCCTGTCGTTTATTCCCCAAGTAGTTCAAGTGGGCTTATTGCTCCTTTGAACGTCTATTCTATTTCTAAGTTAAGTACATTTACAAATGAAACTCGTTACACATTTGAAGCCGGTACGGATATTACAGATGTCCTTGCTGGAGATAGAATTACTGTAACAACTTCAACAAATTCGGATAACGATATAGTCGAGGCTCTTATTACTGATGTAGGTTATGAGTCGGGTGGTTGTCTTGCATACATAACTGTTGATAATGCAAATGGTGTAGACGAAGGACCCGATTCTCCAGCAGTAGCCAGAGTAGTAACTAGGGACGAACTAAATGATATCGCAATGTTCTCACGGGTTACATTTAGTACCATTAGGAAGACAGTTGATAGAGAAATTGTGTTTCTCTGGAAAATTTACTTCTAAAAGTGAAGAACAAATAATAAGAAATCATTTTATAACGAAAAGAGAGGTAAGATCATGGCTCAAAATATTTCACCAGGTGTCTATACAAAGATTATTGATTTAAGTCAATACCTTGCAGATATTCCAGGAACATTCGGATTTTGTCCGATTCTAACAAAACGCGGTCCTGACAACCAATTAACATTCATTGGTAATGGACGGGATTACCGTAATTTGTTTGGATCTCCTGATATCGCAATCATGGGTAAGCATTATGGACAAGGACCATATATAGTAGAGAATCATCTTTCTATTGCTACTTCTTGTTATGTAACTCGTGCTCTACCAGAAGATGCAACTTACTCGAACCTATTTTTGGGTATGCAGCTGGTTGATCCAAACGAAGGTTCTAGTTCTAATTCTCTGGGTGGCGGTCTATCTGCTGATCCAGTTAAGGCTGAACTTGCCACGTATTCTCATTCTGGAATCAATTCGGTTCCTGAACTGGATACTTTCTTAGATCAAGCAGATATCACTACTTGGATAAATACAACAGATACTGGCGGTATTGGTCTTAGTGATGGTTGGTTAGCATACTTCCGTCCAATTGGGCGTGGTGACAGCTATGATGACTTCGCAATTATAATTGAGAAGCACGTCAACCCACAGAAAACTGGGGTCTATGTTCTAGAAATTTATGAAACACAATTTGATGGTGATGATGTTCTTACAGAATCATATGAAGTTAGTTTCAATCCTCTAGATAAGGATTCGGCTGGTGAATCACTATATATCGAAGATGTGGTAAATAGATTCTCAGATCAGATTCGTGTTAAAATAAACCCGAAGGCTCTTGAAGTTCTTGAAGAACAACGAGTTGAATTCCATAAGAACGAAGAAGAAGATACTTATCCAGATAACCCTTACTACATTGATGATCCAACGGATCCAAATTATGGAGTATTAGGTTATAAGGAATGGATCAAACAAGAAACACAAACAGTGTTTGATGCAGCACAGGCAGATCTTGAAACCGCTCTTGATGAATTAGTAGCTGCAAGAGAATTAACTCAGTTGACTGCTGCAGAGGTAGTAATTCGTAATACTGCTATTGATCTTGCTTCGACTTCTGTTGCTTTAGCTAGAACAGCTTTAGCTACTGCGTCGACTGATTTGGAAGATGCATTCCAATTAGATATCTTGACTACAAAAGATTATGATACCACAACTGCTACAATTGAACCGATTCATATGGATTATGGTTCAGATGGTTCTTTGTTTGCTATAGATCCAAGATCTGGTAATCAGGTAATTCATCAGGCAACAGCGGATATGATTCTGGCTCAAGCATATGTTGGAATATTAACTGATCCATTAACACTTGACCCAATGGATAAGATTCTTGACACTGAGGAAATTTGGATTGATTTAGTTTATGATCCAGGTTATCCTACTAATGTTAAATATTCTGCAGAGAATATTTCTAAGGATCTTAGAAGAGATTGTATAACCATTACTGACAATGGTGATAATAATAACTTCAAGCAAGCTAAAGATGAACATGATCAGTATCACCTAACCAACTCTAGATATGTTTCTAGGTATGAAGGTTATTCTACGATCTTTGATGTGTGGACAGGTAAAGATATTGCGGTATCCCCTGTATACCATATGTCCAAGATTATTCCTATGGTTGATAAAGAATATGAACTATGGTACGCACCTGCTGGTTTCAATAGAGCCACAATTTCTGACATCAAGACACTCCGATGGAGTCCTAAACTTGGTGAAAGAGATCAGCTTTATTTGATGCAGCTTAACCCAATTGTAAGATTCAATGTTGGATACACAGTTTGGGGTCAGCTAACCACTCAGGTAAGACCTTCGGCACTTCAGGATCTAAACGTTATGCGTTTGGTTCTTTATATCAAGAGAGCTTTAGAACAATATCTTAAGTTCTTTATCTTTGAATTCAATGATGATCAGACTTGGGCACAAATCAAAAATGGCATCATTCCATTCCTAGAAACAATTAGACGTAAGAGAGGTTTGAAATCATTTGAAGTTGACGTTGGTGCAACGGATTATGAATTTAAACAGAAAATTGCTCATGTTAATATCATTCTCGAACCTATGAAGGTAATTGAGAGAATCGAACTTAACTTATTTGTAAAATAATATATTGTGAGTAGGGGATATAATTCCCCTACTCATTAATAACTTTTATCTTAAGGAGATAAAGAAATGAATAACTCATTTAATGTAGTATCAGACAATAGATACGATCGAAACTTCGGTGGAACAACTCAAGGTGTAGCTGATCCATATATCAGCGGATATCATTTTGTTGATTTCATCCGACTCCCGCCAAGAATAAGTGATTTCGTCCCCTCTAGTGGTGGTCGTCATTTTATTGGTTCATCACAAGAAGTTATGGATACTTTAAATTCTTCATGTTTATCCGTTACACCTCCAGGTGGAACATTAAACAAAGCAGAATTCACAGGTCTCGGCGGTGTTAAATTCGCAGTACCTACAAACGTTGATTATGGGAATACCCTGACTATGAAATTCTTGGAATTTAGTGGTCTTCCGATTCTTGGTATTATCGGTGGTTGGGTACAAATGATCCGTGATTACAGAACAGGAGTATCAAACTTGGGTGATGGTGCTGATGAATACACTAAACAGAATTATGCCGCTTCAGTATTATATTGGACAACCAAACCAGATGGTAGAACTGTAGAGTTTTCAGCATTGTTCACAGGTGTATTCCCAACTAAAGATCCTAGAGATCTTTATACTGGTGATTTTACAGCAGTTGATAAACTTGAAGCCGATATCGAATTTAATGTTGATTGGACCTGGCATGAACCATGGGTACTTGATGCTGCACAAACAAGAGCTCATGCTATCCATGATGTAGGCGTCAAAGATTATCGTGTCAAAGGCGGAGATGGTGCTGGTGACGGAGAAGCCGGATTATAATATTTAGGTAAAAATGTCCCACCCAGTATAGAAACTACTGGGTGGGTTTTGAATAAATTAAAAGGAAGAACATCAAAAATACAACGTATCAACTAAAAACTTAAAGGAGTTTAGTTATGGACAAACATGGAATAGAAGTTATCCCATCATTCAAAATAAAGTATCCAGAATATACTATTATTACACCACATACAAATAAAGAATATACAATTCGAAGTTTGAAGATTGGTGAAGAAGAATCTTTGAGGTCTAGTATTTTGACCCCAGCATCATTAACTGAACATCTTAATAACGCCATATTCGGATGCCTAGTTAATAAACCGGATGATGTTGTAACAATTGAAGATTTCTTGAATAAGAGTACTATAGCTGATAGAGAAGCTTTAATGTATGGTCTTTACCATATTACTTATAAAGATAAACATGCTTATGATATTACTTGTAAAGAATGTGAACATGTGAACCCTGTAAAAGTAAACTTCGGTGATTCATTCTCAATGGTGGCATGGAACAAAGAAACGAATATTCTTGATGAAGAAGTCCGTGTACAATTGGAACTAGCTGAATCAGTAACTGTTGTCTTGAAGCAAGCTAATCTGATGGAGGAACAAGAGTTAATGAACATGTTGAAGTTCTCTAGTGATGATGAACGAGAAAAACAAATTGGTCTTTTACCCATATCTTGTTTTGAAATCGATGTAGGCGGTACCAGTGTTAATGGTAACGATAAGGATGTAATTAAGGATCGTAATAATATTAAGCAAATTTATAACGACCTTCCGGCACAAGACAGAATGTCAATCGAAGATTCATATGAGAAAAACTTTGGGAAGTATGGTGTTACCATCAAAGTACTGATGAACTGTGCAAAATGTCACACCTCTAACGAAACGGAAATCGATTTAGTTCGACAGTTCTTTCGCGCAATCTACGGATGAGAAACAGGTAGATAAATACGTAGAGAATTTAGAAGAAAGTATTTTTCTAGCTATAGAACTTGGTAAACAGGATTATTCATCCATAATGGAAATGCCTGTAAAAAGGTTAGAAAAATACTTAGAGTGGAAAATTAAATTCGACGAAGATCTTGCAAAAGCCAAGGCGGAAAAATTAGAACAAATCTAAAAGGGTTTGTCTATGTCTATAGAAAATGATGAAAGATCTTTTAGAAGATTTGTAGCTGGTCAATTTGATCAAATATATGATTATATACCAGCTGTCGAGTCAACAGGAGATTTTATACGCATCGAGGGTATTGATGTAATCATTAATTCAATACGAACGTTGCTGTTAACCCCATTAGGGTTTTATCCATTTGATCCAGAGTATGGGTCTTTATTATACAAAAAAGTATTTGATCCCTTAGATGAACAATCAAAGAATGAAATAGTATATGAAGTAAAACAAAGAATTGAGAAATATGATGATCGGTGCAACATTACAAAAGTAGAGATATATGAGGTGGGCACTGATGGTAAAGCATTCCAGGTTGAAGTATACATTAAACGGGGAGAAATCACAGGTCAAGTATCTATACATCTACCTAGTCCAAATCGCCAGTTCGCCTTTGAAACAGAGGATGCTTAATAATGTCTACTAGCTCACAAAATTGGCGATCAGTAACACAATATACTAATGAATATCTTGATTTAGTATATAGGTATTATGCTGAAGCTGGAATATCGTATATATGTACATATTACAATTTGAATCTTGCTGGTAGTGTGATCGATGATCATACTCTTGATGCTGGTAGCTATGAACAGCTTGGTGAACTATCGGGTTTGTTATGGAACCGAGTGATGCTATTTCCAGTATATAATACAGAGACAATTCAAAACACATTCATATCAGACGAAAGAGGTATGGGGAAATTTGACCAGATAAGTAGTTTCAATTTTCCAACAATATATGGTCTAAAACCAAACATACATGATTATGTAATTTTTGAAGATGTCAAACTTGATGAAGAACCATCACAACATTATAGACAGCAAAGTATAACTGACCATTATAAAGAATCCAAGAAACCAGTATACGAAGTCATACATTTTGAAAAGGCTACAAATACAGATCAAACATTTTGGAAGACCAATCTAAAGATTGACCAAATAACCAAACCTCAAATAGACTTACAACTAAGTGGGGATTATACATACTTCGATATGGAAAAACATATTTATAACACGGATGAGACATCAACCATGTATAAGATGTTAGAGAAGAATCGATTGATTGAAGCTAATAAATTCTTTAAGCAGAATTGTGGGTTTTACTTTGTATAAAGGTTTTTGGGAACAAAATTAAAAGGAAAATATAACCCATGTCGGAACAAATTGATAGTTATAACAAGATTTTACAAAATACTGTAGATATCTATAGTTCTCGAGAAGAGATTCGAAGTCAGCTTACCACGTTTGCTCAAGAATATCTCGAACTAAGAACTGTAGATTTGTATAAGACTAGTTTCTTATCCTATATTATAGACATTCTATCTATCTTGACAGCTAATCAAATGTTTTATAGTTCCACTATCTACAGAGAATTTTTCATAGTCACTGCTCAATTTAGGGAGTCAGTATTAAATCTTTCGAAGTGGATTGGTTATATACCAGATAAAGCTATACCATCTACAGCAGATGTACAATTCACAATCCCACTAACTTTTTCTGCACCAGGTGTATCTTTTGCAATCCCATCAGATTTTGTTGTTAAAGCGGGAGATATAAAATTCCTGGTAGATTCTAATCCATCATCAACAATTGGGGCTGAATTCAAAAGAAATGTAGATCCAGAAGATCCAACAAAACCAAAAGATATATCTTCAACAGCTGTAGCGAATACCACTGTAGAAATCATCAATAATAATGCAATCACAGTAAGAGATAGTAATGGATTCAATAGACCAGTTTCTATAGATTATACAAACAACACTGCATCTTTCGTTCTCCCATTTACTCAACATACAACAATAGTTAAACAATTCCTAATTCCTGACAGTCTAGAATTTTATCAATTTTATTCAACCCACTTAAAGTTTGATGGCATGTATTCTGATATCGAGGTATATGTTAGAGAACCTATTGGAGGGGAACAGTTAGCAATTGAAGACGAAGATAAGTATATAATCGTAGCTAATGAAAACCAAATATCATCTCAAGATTATAGCTTATATGGGTATAAAGAATCTCATAAATGGGCAGAATCAGAATCAGGACTTTATACATTAACATCAACATCTAAAGAATATGTATGGGGCGCCACAGAAGATGAAGGAGATTTACTTTTCGGTAATGGTGTATTAGGTAGACAACCTTCTGCTGGTTCAAAGGTACTTGTTGTTCTCCATATAACACAAGGCGAAGATGGTCAAGTAATACCTGGTACAATAAACACAGGAAGTTCTCTTTACTATTTAGCAGCATCTAGTAGTGGGGCATTAACTTCGCCGACAACAAATCTTCTCAGAATATCATATAGTGTTTCTAATGCTTACCCATCAAGTGGTGGAGTTAATACCCCAACTCTTGCTGAGATTAAACATAGAGCAATCGTGAATCTTAGAGCAAAGAAACGTTTAGTATCGAGTGGTGATTACGATGATATAAATGAGATTATGGGATCAAACTTTCCAGTTATTGAATCTCAACCAATCCTCAAACGAAGTGATATTAAGGTCAATGAGATCATGGCATTCATGAGATTAATTTATCATGACTCAGATAATATGCCAGAAATTGTACCAACAAGAAATGCAAATATAGAAATATTAGATCCGACGTTTGTAGACTCTAAACATACAGTGAACAGAAAAGAATCCGTTACAATTGATGGATTCCAATATGAATCTATGTTCAATATCACGATTAATCAAAAGACCAAAGTCGCATATTATGATTATGTTTTGTCTAACCTATTTGATACCCCTGCCCAATTAAGCCCATCCCAACCATTTTATGATAATCAGCAATATATTGGACAATCATATATCCCGTTAACGACAATTGATTTCACAATAGATACTGAAGCAGTGTATGATGACACATCATCTTCAAGTGGATCAGAAGTGGTAGATACCGGCAAATTCCCTTTAATAATTACTACCCATGTAAACCATATACCTAGTACAGAAATTCGACTATTTAGAATGAAGATTAAAACTAAGTGGGGAAACCTGGATGAGTATGTAACAGAGACTGAAGTCGTTCCTGATTATGATACTGATTATGAATTAGATTCTGGCGTCTTTACCAATAGATATAAAACATTCACATTAACACTACCAGATTATCGAGATGTACCAGCTGGAACCCAAAGAATAGAATATACAACTATGGGTTACGTTGTCGATACAGGTTGGGTAGAACTTCAAAAATATTATACAGATACAATAATCCGTCAAGATCTAAGTGATGTTATGATAAGTACAGTTACATCAACTAGAATGTGGGACGGGGTATGTCATGATGATGCTATGTGGACAATTCACAATGTTCCTGTAATATTTTCTGATTATCTAGATGATGGTGCAGGGGGTGGTGTATACAATACTGCATCACAAAGAAACTTTGAATTAGCTGTTATTCAGAACCTAATCAACAATCTAGATATGAATGATAAGAGAATGTTGACTGATTTCATTAATGTCAAATTCCCAGATACACATGGTATTCTTTATAATCTAAAATATAATCCAGTTGACCATATTGTATCTAGTAGATATATAACTCCGTTTAATGATACCGCACCTGATGGATTTTCATCAAGTAGTAGCAGCAGTATAGAAGCAGGTACAAAATTTATTGTCAATGGTCCAGTTCCTGGTTATGAAGATATTGATCTAACCACATACATAAACCACATTGCTGAACTTAAAGCTGATGGTGGATGGTTAATACATGTACCAGAAAACGAAGATTATATTCGTGTAGAAGATGAATACGATTCTCAACATGATCAAAAGATATATGCATTTAGTGGTGCTAGATGGGTGGATGTTCAAATATTCACTATACCTATAGATATCAGTGCCAAAATCAGAGTATCAAGTAATGCAAATGTTAGTTATTCAGGTCTGGTTCAAGAGATCAAAGAACTTTTGATCGAGAAGTTTACCCCAAAGATGGGTATGAATAGACCATTGGATAGATCAGAGATTATTAAGGTAATCCGGGATGTTGATTATGTAACATTCTGTGATCTATTAACTCCAGAAATCAATATCAGATTTGATTATGATATTGAAGATCTATCTCAAAAACAACTTTTAGATTACACTCCCCAATATGTAGGATTCAGTGAAGGTTCGATTGATATCGAGATCCTAGGAACATAATCAATTATGAAAAAAATAATGGTACCAGGAAAAGATAAAGTTGTTTCAACTATTGATCCTCGAAAATTACATTCTTTTGTATTAAAAAATGTTAGTCAAGAATTGGGCAATTTAGTCGAAGATTGTTACTATCCTAAGTTTTCTACCATTTATAAAGAACTACTTCACCTTACAAATAGTACCGAAAAAAACCTCGTTTTATATTCTAAAAAGAAGTATGGTAATCCTAAATTCCACTTACTCCATGATCCCAAGACAACTTTATTGATTCTTATCATTCAGGAGTTTTTAGATGCAAATGATGTAACAGCTGCATTGTCAGTGTATCATCTATTGTCACTGAGAACATACTCAAATGTGATGCATAAGTTTATCAAGTATTGCAATCCTGATCATTTCAGAATGGCACTTAGTAAGTTATCACATAATCATCTATTCGTATCCAAGAAAACAATTGGTACTAGTATAATGTATCTATCGAATACAATGTTCAAGAAGCACAAAGACTCCCTGGTTAATGATGACCCAGAAAATATCCAGAAAATGATAATGGAAATAAGACATAGATTTAATCAATCAATCAGATCGTTTGCCCAAAAATATTATGAAAGTCATAAAGCTGGACTGAAATCTAAAAGTGAAGATGAGAAAGAATATGATCCAGGACTAGAAAGAAACATTAGGGATATTGTTAGTAAGATTACTGGTAACATAACCACTTATAAAAATATCGATAAGAAAGCTATAGATGAAGCTCAGAAATTGACTAAGTTTAATCGAAAATTATCAGCTGCATATGTATCAGCATTGTCGACAACAAAATATTCAGGAGATATAGGGACAGCACTATATCTATTATTACGGGACATAAAAGACTTTGATCAAATTGATACCGTAAAATTCTTGGATTATGTAAAAAGACTAATGTCTATAAAAGTAAGTAAACAACCTATGTATTTCAAGAAAACTATTTCAGGAATACATTCTGAGATTTTGAAAGATCTCGAACTAGAAGATTGGCACTCTAAATTATCAATTCAGAGTAAAGCAATCTCAAGGAATTTTATCGCCTATTATCTGGCGTTCTATGTACGAAACTATATATCCTAGATTAGAAATATGGTTCAGCGATACCATTCAAAACATCATTCAAAGCCCGATTCGCTGTTTCTGCTGTACGGTTTGGTCGTTGACCAGATCTTGTTCTAATATTTGGTATAGCAGAATTTACACGAGCGGCACCACCAGCAGCAGTTGTGCAACATGTAGTACTATGTTCCGTCCGCATAGTTTCTACCATACGAGCAACTGTTGGAGCATGACTTGCCAATTCAGAACTAACCATTGTATTATATAGATCACCTATTGATAATTTGATATCTACGATACCTGGTCGATTGTTCCACGCTTGATCATTTGCATCTCCGCCTTTAACTACGGACATAGATTTAATATATCCAGCATCAATTTGGAATTGACCAGGAGCTTGGAATTTGGCAATTAACGGCCACTTATAAGTATTCCCGTCTTCACTAGTCGGTACAACCATTGCTAATAAAGCAACCATTGGACCTATAATCCATTTATCATGAGCATCATCATCGCCTGGAAACATATTATACAACCGAACTGTGATATCATAAGATCTATCAAAACTAGTAGATTTCCAAATCATCGGGAAATTTAATTTTCCACCGGTAGCCAATTCTTTTCCTAAGGAGATTAACGTATTTGTACGTTGTTTACCTATAAGATTATTCGACTGCGCTTTCATCGCTTCCCCAGCTTTTGTAGCTGCAGCAACTATAGGCCCAGTGGTAGAATTGGTTTTCAAAGCTTTAGCTATATCACCCAAACTACCTTGAGCGACCCAAGCCATTTCTCGGCCACCCGCTGATAGAGGAGAAGACATTGCTGTTACAAGTGAACTTTGACTAAAATCATTACCATAAGATTCTGAGAATGGTGAGATATTTTGATAACTAAGATCAATAAAATTATTCCACCCCAGTCCAGGAGTGAATCCACCATTAATAGTTAAAAATTCTGTAAATTTAGTCCATCCTTCATTAGTATCTAATGAGAACAATTCTAGACCATTTTCAAATTTCGGAGTAGCTGGATAAATTCTTAACCTAGGAAATACACATGGTGTAAAGTTCAAATTTTTCTTGCAATCTGGTGCGGTTATGAATGCCGGGATATCTGCATTATCCATTGGCGGTAAACCTATCACTGTCGGTAATTGCATATTAAATATTTACTCCATCTAAAAATGGTAATGGTCTCCATAATTTTTGTTTCATTTCTCCACCACCTCCACCACCTCCGCTATTCTGTACAGAGCTTGAAGATAATATTGTCTGATTATTAATAGCGGTAACAACATTCTCACTACCAGTATCTGATGATTTCTCCATTGTCTTTCCGAGTTTCTTAATCGGTTTAGAAGAAGCGATAGCTGATGCCGTCTCATTAAAAATTTTATTTTCTCTTACTTTATCAGTCAAATATGATTTTCCTGAAGCCCAGTTCAATTCCTTTAATTTTTGTTCCTTATCTTTTAGATTAAAATCTGGTATTGATATACCGGAAACCAAACCCCCAATTCGACTAGTTCCCTTTGCCCAATTAACTTCTTTTAATTTACTAGTTGCAGATTTTTTAGTTTTGGAAAGTAGAATAGTTGCTTCTTCTACCGATAACCCGACTTTCATTGGAGCCAATACGTCCTTACCGTAACGCCCAGCTAAAGCTTTCCATTTTTCTGCTACTGCTTGGCTAACGGCACCAGCTATACCACTAACAGTTTCGGTAAGATTTCCAGCAGCACCTTTAATTCTCCCAGTAACAGTTTTACTCTCTCTTTCTTTTTCTCTATATTCTTTAGACATCTTACTAAGAATGGAATATTTATCTTCTGATGTTTTAGCCTTAGCCTCTTTGATCCTTTTCTTATAGTCTGCACCAAATCCATCATATCTCTCACTAGCAGCTTCGAGTAGACCTTTACTAGTCCCTGCTGTAACCTTCTCTCGTTGCCGCTCGTTTGATTTAGCTTTAAGGGCTTGTACACCAATATTTACCGCTGTACCAATAGATTTTCCACTATTAAGAGCCCCATATAAACCCCGTTTTAATAGTCCTTTCTCTCCTAATTCATTAGCAGTCTTTTCTGCATATTCTTTACTAGCTAATGATCTAGCAAGACCAACAGCTTGCATTGCAACATCAGCAATAATCAATGCTTTACCGGCACCTTTTATCGCAGCAGTTTTTCCCAACTTAGCAGCTCCAGGTACAAACCTAGCTATTGAACCAACTTTCTTTAATACTTTGCTCTTAGTGCCTATACCAGCCAATAATTTACTATTTCCTAAAGCAGGAATACCTCTCCGTGTACCCTTAACAATACCCTTACCTGTCTGCCATACCTTTTTCAGTGTACCTGTTCTACCAAATGCCCGTGTCGCTCTCCCAGCATCGTCTACTTTTGTACCAGCGCTGGATAATATTTTTCCAACCTTGCTAATTTTGCCTTGTTTAATAGCTATTTGTCTAGCCACATTTCCTGCAACTTTAATAGTTTTTCCAGTAGCTTGTGTTGCTGCACCAGCAGTCTTAATTCCTAAATTCGCTACCTTATTTGCCTTACTTGCTACATATCCACCAGCAAGGGCAGTACCACCAATAGCTGCAACTTGTGCCTTACCTCCGTGTTCACCTTTGATAGCATCCCATAATTTCTTACCAACCCACTTAGCCGCACCCCCTGCCATTTTTCTTCCAGTTTCCGTACCAAGTGCAAGTATAGCAGCTATTAAAGCTAACCCTTTTGGGCTCCTCAAGAAATCTAACATACCAACCATACCACGACCAGCAGCAGCTATCCCCTTACTACCACGAGATTTGGCTTTATCCCATCTAGCTTTTCCAGCATCTTTCTTAGCTTGCTTTGCTTTAGCAGCAGCAGATCTCTTATTCTCTCTTATGGTATCTTTATCATCTTCATTCTCTTTCCATGAAAATAAACTTTTTCTTTGTTTTTGAGATTCATTTGATTCATCAATCCACGAACTCTGAACATCTATAATCTTACCTTGAGACGAATTAATCCCCCCAGTATTCTGTCTAATCTTTTCTTGGATTTTAATCTGAACATTAGCCGCACGTAGAAGATCTCTTAATATTGTTTGATTCTTAAATTCTAATTTTTCAGCAGCAGTACTTGGTAAACCTAATGCCTTAGCTCTAGCATTTTCACCAACCTTCTTTTGACGAGCACCTTCTCTTAGTTGAGATCTTTTAAATGCATTATTCTTATCAGTACCAGTCCAACTATGATCTTGGAGAGTTTTATATTGTCGTTTAATTTTTTCGATTATGACGCCTTGGACGCCTTCTTTACTTTGCTTAACTCCACCAGCAAGACGAATTAATTCATTTTGTTGTTTCTGAGTTAATTCACCATATATCCTCTGCCATCTATAAATTGCAAATAAAGCAGCTGCTGTTTGAGCTTGTGGTGTTTTCTGTTTAGGAATATCAGTTAAATACTTACCTTTGAACAAGGTAGTCATATTCATACCAGCCCAGAATTCAGAATCTTTACCTTTACTGGAGAGAATTCCCTTAGTTATGAAATTACCAACCGCAGTAATACTCTTCGTTGTTTTAGAAGTTATACCAACTAATTGTTTAGTTGTCCACTTCGAAAGATTATAAAATCCTTCTAATGCAGGATGAGATACTAATATTTTACTTACACCTTTATCGATACGAGTAGCCATTCCAAGCTTTAAAGTGCCTTTTTCAGTAAGCCGAATAAGTTGATTAAGACGCTCAATCATCTGTCCACCTTCTGTAGCGGCAAATGATTCATCTGTTCTAGATATAAAAGCTCTGAATGCTTTACGAGGTAACGATGATTGTGCGAATGATTTACGAGTAGCAATATTATCTAATTGATTCTGTTTGATAATTTTGTCATCTTTATTATCATTCTTGAATCCCTTTATCATATCTCGCAAAGAATTCGATTGAGCATTAATCGAGTGTTCTATAGATAATGCACCAAACCGTTCACTACCCTTACTAGTTTTAGTATCTACAGATTCAGTAGCTAAGGCAATCCTCTTCAATAATGAAGTCTGTACATCAACAACTTTTCCAGGTATAATCTTCTCATCTCTATGAATAACTGCAGCGCCAGATTTTTTAACAAGTCCACCAGTAGCTGCATGTGGTAAACCAATCGAAGAAATAGATTTTCCAGATAATGCTTCTGTTGCTTTTGCAATAATTGTAATATTACTTAGACGTAGACGGTCAATAGCACTAACCGTGTCAGCAGATGGTTGTTTTGGATTCCCTAATAAAAGTGAACCAGTTTCAAATGATTTAACTGCACCTGATCTTTTTTTATGGGTTCCTCCAACATCAGAACGCACTTTTCGGCGAGTAACATTAGTTGCAGTTTCTGTAATGCTGGTTGATTTATTATGAGTCTTACCAAAATCGGATCGTCTTTTATCATCGTCTTTAACTAAATCATCTTTAGCCTTTTCAAACGCATCACCAGATGACCTTTTAAATTTATCAAACATTCCACTGAAGCCAGATTTTCCAGCTTGGAACATTTTACCAGCACTATCTTTAAGTGCATCTCTATTCGCATCTATTGTTCTATCAACTATACCACCAACAATCGGATTGATAGTACTAGCCAATCCTCCAATAAACGTCGATTTATCAATATCAATATCTTTTCGAATAGTTTCTACTGTTGCTGCTGCTGGTTTAGCTACCATTTTAGCTGCACCAACTGCTGCTCGTCCAGTTCCTTTAGCTGCTGCAACAGACATAGCCGCAGTATTCTGTACTAACGAATTAGATAGATGTCTAAGGGACGCCAACAAATTTCTAGTATCTGGTCCTGCTGGCCCACGTGGAGCAGGAATTATTTCTGGTGACGATGAATGTTGTGAATCAATATTACCAGATAGATCTTGGATAGAACGATTAATCTTTTCACCACTCGATTGTGACATCGGTGGTTCTATAGGTGGTTCTGGAGGTCTATTTGGCATAATTCAAATCTCTCTTATAATGCTTTAATAGCTGCATAATGATTATTGTTAGTCTTATGTTGACTCTCAATACAAATAACTTCACTCGGAAATATAAGTTCTTGAATTGTCAATGATCTAGGATTTTTAATCTTTAAAGATCTATATGCTGCAGTCAATGAACGAATAACTTTAGTCATCTCGGGGTGACCACTTTGGATAGCTGATACAAAAGCATTTGGATTAGTCAAATATACCTTCAATGTGGCCATTACACTTCTAACAGAATCTTCTCTCTTTGTTTGATCCGGGATATAATCAGCCATTTCATCAAACATAACATTAGCAAATCGAACTAGAAATTGAGTTGATTGTTTAGATGGATATTCAAAATTCTTTAAAACAAAAATTACAAAGTCATCAATTACACTATCAGGAAGATTGACATCAAAATGTATCTTGTAGAAGTTTCTGAAATAAGTTCTGAACGTATCCTTGTTTAAATTGTAAAATTTTGATTTTAAGTTCCTAGATGCATAATGTTGTAGTTCATGCATTGTTAAAGAACTTAACGCCTTGTTACTCATAAAGAATAAGAATTTTGTATGGTTATCTAGCATCACATAAATCTTATTCTTGGATGCTTCATAAAACCCAAGAATCATCCTATCGAATTGATCGGAAAGGAATTTATGCCCAATCAACCGTATAACACTCTTGTTAACAAATGCTGGAACAATAATCTGACGGTCAACCAAATTTTCAACTTTATCAATTACTGGGGATAATATTTTCTGATTATTAATAGCCTCTACAAATTTCTTTCTTACTGAGTCGGAGCTATAAAGTTTTTGCCCACTAACAGTATCTACAACAGATAAAGATGTGGGCAGAATACCCCACGCCTCTTCTATGTATTGAAGATCATGTTTAGCCATGTTAAGTCCTTTTAGATTGAATTTATATTTTGTTCGAGATATATCTTCTTAGAAATTCCAGATATCAATATCTGGGTTGGTTGGTTTTTTAAATTCTTGCCTTCTCTTACCCGTTGTCACATTAAATCCTAGAAGTTCTGATATATCGATATTTGGATTACCATTTACTAATGATTTCAAATTCTTTTTAATATGATCATGTATTATTTTATTTGTTTTCTCTTTAGATCCAACCCTATCATCAGAGACTTCCATAGATAAACCAAACAAGGAAGGATTGAATACCTCATCATCAAAATTCATTCCTACCGTATCCACAATTTGATCTACTAGGTTCTGACTAACAAACCCACCAGCCACACCAAGAGGGGGATCATACATTTTAACATATGCACAGAAAGCTAAAGAAAGAGCTAAATCGTCATGCTCACCCTCATCTGCTTCTACCCTACCACTAGATTTCACTATCAATCCAATCAACTCAAGCATCGTTCTCTTAGCTTTAATCAGGGATGGATCATCCTTTACATAAGTATATAGAGCATCTAGCATTAATGGTCTAGTCTGCGGTCCAGTATATAATCCATATTTGTATTTAGTTGTTCTTTTGTTACTTTGTGAATTTTTAGTCTTTTGTTGATACAGTCTATATGATGATCCTGTTTGTGTCAAGAACTCAACTACCTGATTACCGTATGAGTTATTCTCAACCACAATCATATTATTTTGATATATTTTGTTAACTAAATCAATAATCCTACAGAATTGGTCAACCCTCAAATGATCTTGGAACTCACCAACTTGTTCAAATGTTTCATAATCAATAACTTGGATAGTACTAAAGTCAGGTCCAGCCTCAGAAGCAGTATCAACACCAAGAAGGTAAAACTTGTTAGGTTCAGGCATAGCAAACTGTCTAAACTTATAACGCATGATTTCTATTTCTCTTAATGGATCTGCTTCAGATGCATTCAATTTCAAAACAACATCACTATCAAAGAATGAATTTGATGAAGCAACAAATTTCATCTCTAATTCTTGCTCAATCTTCCATTGTACATTACCAAGTAGGTCACATTGAGTTTTATACCAAGTAGGATCATCTCTGAATTCAACTACATCAGTCCAATGGATCTTATGCGGTTTAAATATACTATCAGTCTCCCACGCAGCTTTCCATTGTTTATAATACCATTTACCAAGACCCACTGTTCTATTCGGAGTTGAAATAATTAAAGTAGCATAAGGAACCCCGTTCATCCTAGCAACTTTCTGAGATTTGAATAGAGCTGGAGCCATACCAGTATAAGCATCATCAATCTTTACAATATGGGCTGCTTCGTCGATGATAGCAATTGTGATGGCCTTACCTCTAAATAGGCCCTGGGGCTTAGCAGCGTTGACCTGAGAGGCATAGAACTTACATCCGTTATCAAGGATAAAGGTCTGTTCGGTATCCTTGTCAAAGACGGGCCTAAGGAATTTAGGAAGGTTCTTGATCATGCTCATTATTTTTCTACAAAAATCTGTGGCTTCTGGGCCATCACGAGATACCATTCCTGCAACAACATTCTTATAAAAAGTAAATACATAAGTAACGTATGCTTGAGCAAGAGTAGAAATACCAATCTGTCTAGATTTCAAAGCAACAAGATGATGGTCTTTAATTAATGATAACAAGAAAACTTTTTGTGGGGCGTAAAGTTTCATTAACACGTTACCACCAGGCAATTCTAATTGTACATAATTTTCAATAAAATAGATTGGATCATTTTTGCATTTAAAATACTCTCTGAGCTGTTTCTTTACTTGATTATTTGTTTGTGATGCCATTAATTCTCCAACATATTTTTAAAATTTCAAGATTAGGATCTTGTAACCAATTAGATTCTTTAATACGAATAGTATCAATTGATTCTTTTAATTTTAAATTCTTCTCCCTAATAATATCATAATCTTTATGTTTAGAATATTCATGTGAGTATTCATCAAATTCAATATCTAATTTTATATGTGGAAGGTATATATCCATACAATAACCACACATCCTTTTCTGATCCTCTATACGGTACGGTATAACTTTGGATAAAGAAGTTAGAAATTTTGATTCTTTTCTCCCACACATATGTGAAAACCCATACATCTCTTCAATCATATCTAATTTCAAATTTCTAAATACCAATCTGGCTTCTTCAGCCTGAGTCCAATGATCAACCCCATACTTCTCATTACACGTAGCTATAGATTTGTTCCTAACTTCTTCACTCTCCATGGGAAAATCTACACCGAAATGTTGCTGACATGATTCTATCTTTTTCTGTTTAACCTCATCAGATTGACTAGGATTGTCAACGTCATAATTTTTACGGCATGTATCAATTCCATGTTTTCGTATATCTTTTGATTTATATGGGACTTCTACCCCATATCTAGATAATAATGATTGTCTTTGTCTAGCTTGAATTTCTGGACATTGCATAGCATAATCAACACCATACAATTCATTTATAGTATCTTTTCTTTTTTCTTTAAATTCTTCTGATTGACTAGCATTCTCAACACCATATTTTTTCAACATAGTTTTTTCAACTTTATCATAATGTGAAGGATGTTTTGAACCATATTTCTTTAAATTGGTATCTTCTATTTGTAGTTTCATTGAATCAGAAGAAAAACAATTAGTTACTCCATAATGATCAAGAAATGTTCCTTCTTTCTTCTTTTGAATATCTTTATTTTTTGATACACATGCAGAACAACAAAAATCTTTATAACCATCAAACACATTAATAAACCCAGTTGGTCCGTGACATGTTTTACATTCACCGCGTGTACCACCAAAATCTAAATAATATTTTTCAGCCGGTTTATGTTTACAAGAAATATGAATAGATAATGATTTTTTAGATTTAAATTCTTTATGACATATCTTACAAATTTCCATAAATTAATCTTTTGATTGAACCGATCTAAATGCAGTCACTACAGCAGTTGCGACATAATTATCTCCACCATTATCAGTACGCTCTTTATCAATCACGATATCACTACTCCCGATAATATAAGACCCACTATAATTCTTTCCTGGTAACTTTTCATGTTCTGATGTTATATCAACTTCACATACCTCACCCACCTGCATAAGTCGTCGAAGACTAATATTTCGTCTAAGTAGGAATCTGATATTGAACATATCTTTAATAGCTGAACCAAATCTAGTTGTTAATGGCAATTCCGAATAATCAGCTGTATAACCTTCATTCTCAAAACCTACTGAATCAGAGAAATACATTTTTCTACTTTCTAGATCATCAAAGTATTTTGTTTCATCCTTATCATGCCATATACCCTGTTCTTCTATTACCTGGGGAGCACCTCGTTTCAGAAGATAGTATAAATCTTCTCTAGGATGTGTTATCATTATATTTTCATGTCCATAACTAGCAATAACTGAATTGGGGTAATGGACAGTTTCTACTTCATCATGCCCTGTAACTACTTCACCCCAATTAGCTGTAACTTCTTTATTTTGATCCCAGAATTTAGTTTCGCTATCATATTGAGCTGCTAACTTAATATATTTGAGGGTAGGAGTTCCTTTATTTGCTTGCATCTTTTCATACAAATCCCACATAAGGAACTTACCAGCATAATTACAATACCTGAATATTGGACCTTTGAATATTGCAAATTTTTCATCGATCAAATCCATCGCTCGTTTCATTGTCATTGGTGGAACTATTAATTGATTTACCTTGTAATCGTTATATCCAGTATCAACTATAATAGCATCTGATAAATATCCTCTCAATTCCAGTAACTCTTTAACGAAATCTAAAGGGACCTTTGCAGTAGGTTCTTCCCATAATCTATTAACAAATGATGTCATTACATTAAATGCAGGATATGGGACACATCTGAACAATGTTGATCTTCTCTGATGGTCATCATATTTAGCACCAATATTTACTTCCGGTTTCGCAGGCAAATCTAAATCTGATTCAAGATATAATAACTTCATGACAGTCGGTGGATCTAAATGATCACCATCTTCTCGTGTAAGAGTTATGCTTAATTCAAATTCTTGTTGTCCATATAGATCGTTGTCTATAATGTCCTGGTTATCTACCTCTAAAGTTAGATCTATTATTGGCCAAACATTATTAATAGAATTGACAATCCTTATAGACACACAGAACTGACTAAGATCTTTTCCATTTGATGTAAGTTCAACATAATATTGAGTTGCTGCTCTAACTTCCGACATCCAATATCCTTACTTTAAACTATTGATATATGCTATTACTTGAGCACACATTGTCTTATGTCTATCTGTATTGTTGTAATCTTGTATCTTCCTTAAAAATGCTTTTTGGATACTATTTGATAAATCAACGGAACTTTGTCCGTATTCAGAAACTACTTCCTTCTGATGGGTTTCTGATTTAGCCATCGGACAAGTACCTCTAGCTACAGGCGGATGCATAAAACCACATTCTGGACATAAAACATTTGCTGCCATTTTAATTCCTCTCAATTATAAGTTCCACTTGTGTTACTTCGTCTATTTATATATTTGTTCCAAAAACAGTACAAAAAAATAACAACTGGATAGGTCAGTTAAATAATACATAATATATTATCTAACATGACCACCAGAAGTATTTTTAAACTTAACCCATATCGAATAATTCATGTTCAGTTATAATAGGAATACCATATTCAATAGCTTTCCTATATTTTGCTGAACTACTACTATTATTACATACCAGATACATAGTATCACTTTTCTTAATACCAGTAATCTCTCCACCATTCTCAATCACCCATTTTTCAATTTCGGATCGTTTCATGGTTTCTAGCTTCCCAGTAACACAGAATTGCTTTCCTGTTAGATTTCCAGAACTAGTATTTACTACCATACCAAGTTCTTCTAATCCATCAATCAAACCTCTATGGGTAGTGATTCCTTCGATTATCGCTTTCGCGGTAGTCTCACCAATATCAGGAAGTTCCATCAATTCATTAATAGTGAACTGAGCATTCTTAATCTTTTCCCAACTATAATTGTTGACAAGAAGTTTGGATACTGTTTTCCCAATACCGTTAATACCTAACGCCTGAATCAAAAACTCAGGTCTGGTATCCAATGTATCATGTATTCGTTTTACCAAATCAACTGAAGTATTTTCACCGAAACCTTCAATTGCCTGTATCTTCTCGGAAGTCAGTGCATAGACATCCATAATATTTGAAATCCCGAGTTTTTCAAAACTAGACTCACTAAATTCTTCTAGCCCTAAAGCTATAAAGAAATGAGTCAAAGATTTAATAACCCGTGGTGGACATTCATTATTAGTACAAATGATATGTACCTCATTATCATCCCACCCAAGATGGGTTCCACACCGAGGGCATAGTTCTGGAAGGACAGCACCTGTTGCGGTCACCACACCTTTAACATAAGGAATGACTTCTTCTGATCTACACACCAGAATTTTAGATCCGACTCCGATTTGATTATCATTGATGAACTTAAAATTGAATCCAGTTGCCTTAGATAGAGTAGCCCCGCCCATTTCAATTGGTTCATAATATACCACAGGTATTAATTTACCAAGCCTAGAAACTTGGATATCAATTTTCAATACCGTAGTTGATACAGCTTCTGAATGACTCTTAAATGCAATCTTTCTCTCAGGGATATGAACCTCTTCCCATACATAACTATTGGGGCAAATAACCTTCCCATCAGCATCGTATAAATCATCCGTGAAATTAGTTGCATCTAAAGATATCATTTTTGCTACATCTGCTATTGAAACAGATGGAGAAATATATCGCCATAAAACAACAGGCAGATTCATACTAGCAATCTCAGCCAATTGATCAGATACTGTTTCTGGCTTACTATTAACAACAACTCCATCAAGAGTCACATGATCTATTTTCTCAATCATCTCATAGAAGTAAGCTGTCAAGAATTCAACCCTATCAAGAGATTGCTTCTTCATAAGACCAACAGCACCATTCCTACGATTCTTATATCCTAATTCAGAAGGGGGAGCAGTCAACGTAGCTTCCCCTCTAAGAACCAATTTATGATACGGTATCTTTTGAGGGAACATGACTCTAGCCTTATCGGTACAATCTTTACCAACAAAACCATCACCACGGAGTTCAGCATGACTCACTTCACCCATCTCCCATGTAACCTGAATACTCAAGCCATCAATCTTATCCATTAGAGTCCAACCAGATCCATCTCGGTGCTTCTCTAACCAGGTTTCGATATCATTTGACTTTTTATATTCAGAACATCTCTTATCTTCATAGTAATGATAGTTCGCCAAACTGCCCATCATATATTCCAGGACTACATCTTCACCAAACTCATCAGATAAAAATCCAACTTGTGTGAAGAAAGCATTATCTGGATGCTTCTCTCTAGTTTCCCTATAGAGACTGTCATATACAGAATCAGTAACTATAGGGCTTCCCAGTCTATATGCTATATTCCATTCCTCTAGTCTTTGAATTTCAACAATCTCAACTACAGGACTATCCGTAAACGATAACAATTCATCACTCATACTATTCCCCTTACGCGACGGATGAAGCTTCGGTAACTTGTTTGATGTATTCAGCAATGAAGCTACGAAGTTTAATTTCTAGATTAATCTTCTTCTCAGCATCAATCAAGATACCAAATATAAATGATACATAATACAGATTCTTGAAACTAGATGGAAGATCTTCAAAGAGATTCAAAAACTTCCTAGTAAACTTCTTCGGAAATTTTGAAGTAAACTCTTCGACGAAAGCTTCCAACACAGGAATCTGTTTAAATTGTTCAATCTTATTTACGATATTATCTCTGATGTTTGAGACTTCCTCAAATGAAACACCCATAGACCTATCATGAATCAGTCTATGAGTATATTCATCAAGCAAGAAAGGATTATTTGAAGATAGTACCTTTTGATTCTCGCCTTCTGGACCATAGATATTTTTCATAAATCCATAATTCAATTGTAGAGCATGATTACCACTGAATCCATTAATGATATTAAAGGATAACCCAGCTCTACTTAGAACATCAATCTCTGCATCTGTATTAGTAATCAGTTTGAAGATAAACTTATCAGCTTCATTATCTTCTGGTAGATCCAGTTCAAATCCAGATAGGATGAAAGTAACCTTAACAGTAGTATCCCACCGATAATGTTTTTCCCCGCTAATTTCTGCATTCAATCCTTCTCTAATCTGTCTCATTACTTCTTCTGTTTTTACCACAGTAAAGTTTTGAGTTAGACAACCATTACATGTGATCCACCGTTCCATTGATTGTTCTCGATAATGCAAATTAAACAAATCAGATAAGCTATCATCTGGTTGCATAATACGTTTATAAAAGAACTCATAATTCATATCTTGAACTAATACATTATCCTCGATATCCTTCAATGGGACAATTGTTTGTATGGTCACAACTTCAGTATCATCAACTAATATTTCTTCAGTCATCTTCTTCACCTCTTCTTAATAATTCTTGAGCTTTTTCTTTAACTAATTTAGTTTTTTCTGGATCATGCCAATATGGATCCAAACTATCATTCGGGATTCTTTCTAATATACTTATCTGATGATTTAATCCAGAAGTTGGTAAATTATATCTAGCACCCTTAATAGCATTCAATGCGATTTTTTTACCAGCATCATCGCGACATAATTCATTCAGATATTCCACCATTTCTTTCTGTAACGGAATCGTCCCATATACAGGAAACCTTTGCGGGTTAGCCATAGCAGTATGTTTCAATGTATGAAATGATACTGGGTCCCACGGGCTTATAGATATAAGCCCGTGACAATCAGCATAGAAGATATAATCAGCCAATTTGTCGGCTTTGTAACTCGACCGCTTCTGAGTCTTCATCCCCGCAGATTTTGACATCTTGTATCCCCTGTGTTTTATTTAAGAAAGCAATGACCTCTTGAATATCACATGTATCAACATTCAGCATCACCCTTGTGGTATCTGCATTTTTTGAAACCAATTTAAGAACATGTGGTTTTGCAATCTCTTCTAATTTATTTGATAGATGCTCATATAATTTTGGACTGATCAATTCTTCAAAATTAACTGAATTTATTTTAGATGTAAATATTTCAGCGAATATTGGATTCTCCAAAGTGAGTTGACTTGCTATTAATCTAGACATATCAAACTCTTCAAAGCATTCCATTATTTTAACTTTAATACTATCTTCACCCAACATACCACCAGAATACTGTTCGATTTTAGTTTCGAGTATTTCATCCACCTGTCGTTGAAGTTCCCTAGGTAATAGACTATCTCGAACTTTTTCCCGGATGACATCATCAGCAATATCCTCGATCTGGTTACCATCCAGATTTGTATCAACATTATCTGTTACAGCATCTCTAGCCATTTCTGTAATATCTGGACCACATATTTCATTTTCAACATAATTTGCAACAGCTTCCTCAATAATACTATCGGTTATATGGTCCCGAACTATTGTGGGTAAGTCAATCTCCCCAGAATTGAAAAGAGCATCTTGAATCAATCTATGCATACTTTCTGAAGCTTTAGCTCCTAAATCAATACCAGCAAGTTCAGCTTTAAGTGTCTCGTCTATAACAGTGTCTATAGATTCACTATTAATGACAGTTACACATGCTTTAGAAAGAGAAGCAATTATTTGATCATCGGTAATGTTACCATTCACAATATCAGATAATACATGTTCGTTACTATTTAGATGGGCGGCAACAGCATTTGTAAATATCAATTTTAACAGATTTTGATCCCCACCAATTACGTCTATCATATGTTGACCCATTCGAGCAGTCAATGTTTTATCAACAACAGATGTTAGTAATTGGGTGAAGCTATCCATAATATTTAAATCAGATTCGTCCGGCATTTTATACCCCTTTAAATTTTATATTTCAGATTTGCCTTGTTAAACACAAGACTACATACCCCATTTAATTGGATATATATCTCTTCACAAATATCTTTCATTTCTTCTGAAGTCTGTCTATATCTG